GCACGCTGATGATGTAGTCCACCCATCCCTGGGCCAGTTTGGAGAGCGGTGCCGCTGCGCTGCCCTGGCCCTCGTCATCCTCGCCGGCCTCGGCCACACCCGTGATCTGCTTGAGCGTGTGCCGCTGCAGGTAGGTCGTGGTGGAGATGATGGCCTGGATGGCGTTCTTGCCGCCTGTCTCGTCGGGCTGTGCCGTCAGCTCAACTGTGTCGGCATGGCCCAGGCGGTGCCGCAGTTTGCAGACCACTGTGATGTCGCGGCCAGCTTGGCGCGTTTGCCAAGACCACGCGAATCCGAGAGCGGACAAATCGGGGCCCACTGCCTGCACAACGTCGTCCAGCTCGGCATGCTTGTAGCTTGTTCTGCCCTTGGATGTTGTGAAGTCCACGGCCTTGCGCTTCACGATGCGGATGTTCTTGGACTTGAACGCGGCCAGCGCCTCGTTGTATGCCTTCTCGGCCTCGTGGCGCTCGTTGCGCTCCAGCAGATCCATCATCTTCTCGATCTGCTCAAGACTGGCGCCGCGCTCCTGGAGCGTCAGCATGAAGTTGGCCGCGAAGGACGTGGGAAGGGCGGCGGGAGCGGGGACGGCCGTGGCGTCTGCCGCCGGCACCAGTTCAAGGGCATCGGCCTCTTTCTTGGAAACAGCGTTCATGGGAACCTCGCGGGTTGTGTAAAAAGAAACGCCCGCAGCAGCGGGCGATGGTCGGCGCCGGCGTGGCGCTTGGCGGATGGGGCGTTCATTCCGGGTCTTCCGGATCGCCGCGCATTTCCCTGACGAATCCCAGGTAGCGGGCACCGCCAGCGGGCCAGGCCCTGTTCAGCATCTGTGCGGTTTCCTCAAGCCACTCCATCAGCAGCGGCACCTTCTCGGAGTCGGTGAGTTCGGACAGCTTCATGGCTTTTCGCGGTGGCATTCCACAACGCTCTCGCTCACCCATTCGGCGTGCATGCCAGGGCACGCCAGCGCGCTGACGGTGGCGGGCGGCGCCTTGCCGGGCTCATCGTCCAGCGTTGCCTGCAGGCACAGTAGGCTGATGCCCAGCAGCATGGCAATCAGCCACGCCATCGGCGGCGGGTCCGGGATTTCGTCACGTTGGTGCATGGTGGCTCCTCGATCAGTGGCGGTTTCGTTGAAGGTCCGCGATGTCTTCGCGGGCACGTTGGCGGGCATAGGCCCGCAGCCACTCGTCCATGGAATTGCCCATGACGGTCAGCTGCGGGTGTTCGGGATTCAGGCTCTGGCCCATGCGCTCGCTGGCGGTGGCGATCTGCTGGGCCAGCTCGTACTGCGCGGCCTGCAGGGCTTCCTGCACGAACTCGGCCGCGAATGGCGGGCCGTAGTACTCGCGGACGTAGGTGTCCAGTTCGGCGTCTTCTGCTTCGGCGCGGTCGTAGCTCGCTGCGTTCTCTGCAGCGGCCACTGAGGCCCAGCAGATAGAGGGGAGTCGTGCATTCATAGGCTGGGCCTTCAGAAATGAAAAAGGGCCTGCGTGTGCAGGCCCATGTGGGTGGGTCGATGGAGCCGGGTCAGAACCCACTCCAAGGGTTGAGATTGCCGGATGGCTCCGGCTCCATCGCGGCAACGCCCTGAAGGCAAGGCGCTGGCGTGATGGATGCATGCTCAAAGTCGGCTGCAGAGGCGGCCAAAAGAAAAGGCCCGCAACCTGTGAAGCTGCGGGCCTGATCAAAAAAATGGAGTTCTGCGGCGTGCTCTAGTTTGGGGAAGACTTGGCAGCCGCCGACAGCTTTTTGATGTACTCATCCAAGGTCGCGTCGCGTGAGTGGGCCTCCTCGGGCGTGACCCCATCTGGGACCTGTAGAGCTTCGCGGTGGATCTGCAAGCCAACGGCCGCATGCGCAGCGCTTGAGCGAGGCAGGGCCGAGATCACAGCGTCCAGTGTCAGAGATAGCGCGAGAACTCGCCCCTTCACTTCGTCAAATTCCTTGGTCACAAATTGCTCTCGTCTTGAAATGGTTCTCCATTTTAAGAAAGCGTTGCCGGCGTCCTGTAGGCAAGCTGCTGAGGTGACGGTAGACAAAGAAAAAGCCCGCTGTGCGGGCTTGGAATCGGAACGATGGCTGCCGTGTACGCCCCGGCTTTTTTCCAACATCAACAACAACCGAAAGGGCAGACCTTTCTGTGCAGGTGGGCAACTACCTGTCACGCCATCGCGGTGGCGTCCTGAGTAGGGCGCCAGCGTGATGGCCCTCTTTCGAGGGCAGGCCGGATGCGCTCCGGTGGGCGTGGGTCTGGGCTTTTCTTTTCTTGGCATCCCAGTGCATGCCTCAACCCCGTATTCAGCCCCAGGGTATGGACTTCGCGGTGCCACCGCGGGTTGTGCCGATTGCCCCGTAGGCACAGGTTCATTAGGGAAAACCCTATAGCTATGATTGAGCTGTGTCACCAATAGTTACTGGATGAGCAGCATTGGCGAAAAAGCATCTGAGATCATCTGCAAAAGTGGTTTCACAATCACCTATCTCTATGACCTGTACACCAGATCGAGCCGTGGCGATCCGGCCGCTGTGTTTGAAATTGCGCGCCGGATAAGGGTGCAGCCTGAACTGGAGTTCGTTTTCTATGCCTTCAGTTCCGCAGCGAAGCGAAACGCAGATGCGAAGCGACGCGTGACGAAGGTGAAAGCAAAAAGTAAAAAGGCCGCTGCAGCTGACTCTCGAAACGGTAGCTGGGGGCGACTCACAATCGGCGTTCGCGCTTCTCCTAAATCAGCAGTTCGAGGTGGCCTACCGTCACTTGGAAAAAGAAGTCGATAAATGAAAACCAAAGCTCTTCATGGCAAAGGGCTTAGGTTTTCGGTCTGGCTGTTCCCGGCACGCCGGCTCCAGACCCAAGTAGCCCCATCCTTAGCGGTGCAGGGGCAGCACCTTCATGGCTCCCTGGGCAGGCGGCCGGTTCCGCCTTCGTCTTGACCCTTCCCATCGTTTCCGACGCCGGTTGACCATCTGGCCGGTGTCGCTGCTTCCGCTATCACTTGGCGCTGGGCCCTGGGTGTCTTGCGTTTGTTGCTGCGATGGGTTCATTGTAAACACGTTTACATAAACTGGATCATCTATTTGTAGACTAATTTACAAATCGGGGTTTTTTTCGCCATGCAGTTTTCCGTTTGATGGTCGCTGGGGGAGAGTTATGATCTTTGTATGTATAAAAACACAGTACCTCCAGGCGAAGCTGAAGGACGCACGCTTGTCCGAGTAAGAAGTGCGCGAGAAGCTGATGCGGAGGTGGAGGTGTACGTCTGCGAAATGACGCGCCAGGGCGTGAAGGCCCTGATCTTCCCCAGCGAGGAGTTGCTTAGGCTTTGGCGGATGCGTCTTGCAGCACTTGCATGATGGCAGTGCTTGCTGCGTTGAACGCCTTGGCGCGGCTTAGCTTGTCTGACTGAGAAATCATGTCGAACAGCACAGCAAGCTCAATGGCGGCGGGGCTTAGCTCCGTAGGGGCGTTGATCGCAGGCGCCAGATCCATCTCACCTTCTCCGGTGAGAAGCCATCTCGAATTCACCTTTAGGTAGGCTGCAACTTTTTCGTGCGCCTCGGTGCGTAGCTTTTGATCGCGCCCCTTGGCGTTCGTCAGAACCATGCCGATGTTCTGGACGGATGTGCCTGCCACGTTTGCGACATCCTTGCGCTCGATGTCGCGCCCAAGCGCAGCCGACCGCTTCTGCATGGCCTGTAGTAGACGTTCACCGTAGAGCATGCCGCACCTTAATCCCAGGTGTGTAAAGTTGTTTGCATTTTTGCGTGTAAACGTGTTTACAATTGCGCATGAAAAAAGATCGTGCTATCGAGCTGCTAGGAGGTACGCCGAAGAAGGCTGCCGAAGCGATGGGCTACCGCGCAGTGCAAACCATCTACCTGTGGCCAGAAGACCTGCCTCAGGCAACTGCTGACCGTGTGATGGGCGTTGTCGGTCGGATCGCGAAGGCTGCCAAGCGCCGCCGTCCCAGCTCCCCGCTGAGGGAGCCGGGCCAAGGCTAGACACATCGCCGAGGCATCAATTACTCCAGATCGAGGCCTTTCAATGCCCACTCTGCGGTGTGTACAGCATTTACTTTGAACTCTGCTGTGCATGTTCCGGAGAAGAGGTTCTCGTTGGTCAGCTGAACACCATTGATTCCAACTTTGATTTGCTGACCCGTCATGGTGGTTAGCGCATTGGAAATGCATTCCTCGATTTCGTTGATCGAGTGCTTCTTAAAAGGATTCTCTGACATGAAATATTCCGTTTTGTGGTTGCGTGGTGCGCGCGAAATGTTGAGTTTGCCCGCCTGGTCCGAGCAGGCTGAGCGTGCCTATTTTGATGCTGTGGGGGAGGGGGCGGACGAGGATGTTCTGCGCGCGCTGCGCTGGTGTTTGCGAAACAGCCCTGAAATCCCGACGCCCCAGCAACTCCGAAAGGTGGCCGAGCGCCTGTGTGCGCAATTCGGCCCTTCTTCGTCTCCGATGGAGGCGCTTCCGCGTGGCTGAGGACATCGATAAATCTGTAGCGGAAAAGATATCGCTGCGGCGTGCCTTTCAAGGCCTTGTAGCCTTCGCGCGCGGCACGGGCCGCACCAGCTGCTCTGACACCATGGAGCTGCGGCAGCAGTGCGATGCCAACACCCTGCGCGTGCTGGACGCGCTGGCCAGGGCCAAGGGCATGGAGCGCCCGGCCTACATCGAGGCGCTGCTGGAAGAGCATGCGAAAGAAGCGTTGCATGAGGCAAGTCTGATCGTGCGTCAGCTGCGGGGCAATCCGCTGCTGGTGGAAGCGCTTGGAGCCCCGCCGGAGACCTTTGGTCTGCCTGCGGCCGAGGAAGAGGTGGGGAATGCACGAGCAACAACGGCCTGAGCCCCTGGTTCCCGAGGATTGCGACCTCGCTGATTTCGCCTTCATGCCCCTCGATGTCGCGCGCTTGCGTGACTCAGACCTTGCTGCCAATGAAACGCCGGAAGCCTGTTGGGCTGCCGTGCTCCTGTGGTCAGCCGCTTGGCACCAAGTGCCAGCGGGCTCCATGCCTGACAACGATGCCTGGATTGCGAAGCAGGCGGGCTATGCCCTGCGCGGGCGCATCGACCCGAAGTGGAAGCGCGTGCGCGAGGGCGCCATGCATGGGTGGGTGCTGTGCAGCGATGGCCGCTACCACCACCCCGTGGTGGCAGAAAAGGCCCGGGATGCGTGGGCCTCGAAGCTGATGCAGCGTTGGCGGACGGAGTGTGCGCGCATCAAAAAGCACAACGACAGGCACGGGACAAGCGTGGGACGTCCTTCATACGAGGAGTGGATTTCGTCGGGACGTCCTGCGGGACAGCCTTTGCCACTCCCTGGTGACAAGGGTTCTTGTCCCGAGGGACAAGGCGGGGTTGTCCCTGGGGACAGCCATCCCGGTCCCGATGGACAAGGGCCGCATGTCCCTGACGAAACCCACTCCAAGAGACAGGGACAGGGACAGGGACACCCTGTTTATTCCGTACCTGACGGTACGGGCGGTTCCCCCGCCAAGTTGACCGACCCGGGCGAAATCATCTTCGGCTACGGCCTGTCGATGCTGGTCAACGCCGGCACTGCGGACAAGGCGGCGCGGTCATTCCTCGGAGGGCTCCGCAAAGCCCACGGCGATGCCGCGCTCATCGACAAGCTGCGGGAATGCGCCAAGGCGCGGCCCTTGCAGCCGCTCGAATGGCTCGCTGCCGCGCTACCTCCGCCTTCTGTCGGAGGGGCGAATCGTGGCCCGCAGGCCAACAACAAGCACAGCGCCGCCTATGCGGCGATCGTGGAGGACTGACCCATGAAAAGCATTTCCGCGCTGGCACCTACAGCGCTGCACGACGGTGCGCGAGAGCCTGCCGCCAACCCAGCCGTGAAGAACCTGTTCCTCGTGATGCAGGGCTGCTATGGGGCGCTGTTCCTGAGCAAGTTCGCCACGGGCGTGCTGGACGACCAAGGCCGTGACCTGGGCGTGCGCGCTGCGATGCGGGTCTGGCGCACGACGCTGGCCAAGTACGCCCCGGACGTGATCGAGTCCGCTGTTGCGCGCCTGACGGCAGAGCACCCGGACTACCCGCCGCATCTGCCGCAGTTCGAGGCCATGTGCAGGGCCGCCACGCCGCGCAAGACGCACGCAGAGGAGAACGGCCTACTGGCCCTGCCGGCACCCAACGCGGCGCCTGTGCATGTGCAGATCCAGCTGCACGGCGATGGCAAGGACTGGGCTCGGCGCATCGTGGCGCGCGTGCAGGCCGGCGACCAGACCCTGACGCGCACGGCCATCCGCGCCGCGATGCAGGCCCTGGGCATGGAGGGCTGGCCGCGATGACGCTGCTGCAGCTGCTCAAGACCGGCGCCGTGCTGCGCTACCGGCCCGGGTTCCGCTTCTACGCGGTCCAGCAGGGCCGCGAAATCTCCGTCAACCAGGTGGAGGCCGAGGCAGCCGTGCGCGCCGGCCGCGTCCGCCCCGAAAGCACCGGCCCCGATGGGTTCGGCGTGTACCACTTCTCGCTCAGGAATTCCCAATGACCCGCAGGTTTGAGTTTGCCCGCGACCAGGTGCTGGCCACCATCGAGGCCGGCCCCGTGCAGTACGCAGCTCTGGCCGGAACCATGTCCGACCCGGCCCGCGCCCAGCTGCGCGCCATCATCGACGAGCTGACGGGGCAGGGCCTCATACGGCTGATTCAGCTGGACCGCTTCCCGCACTACGTGACCACCGACTGGGTGATGCCCGACGAGCTGCGCCTGCAGCTGATCGAAGGCAAATGCCGGCGCACTCTGGATGGCTGCTTGATCTGGACGGGCTACATCGACCCGCGCCGCGGCCCTATGGTGCGGTTCGGACCTGACGGCCCGCCCACGGCAGCCCGCCGCGTGGTCTGGACGATCAAACGCGGTCCTCTGGGCCTGCAGCAGACCGTGCGCGCTGGCTGTGACGACTCCGCATGCGTGGCCTACGAGCACATGAAGCTGGGAACTCGCGCGGACAAGTCACGAGGCCGCAGCCTCACACCCCTGACCAAGCTGCGCATTGCCCGCGCACAACAGGCAGCGCGCGGCAAGCTGTCCATCGAGAAGGTGCGGGCCATCCGTGCGAGCGCGGAATCGGAGACAGTGCTGGCGGAGCGCTACGGCGTCTCCAAGCCCACCATCGGCCAGATCCGCAGGAACGAGACGTGGCGGGAAGAGGGCGGCATGTTCACCGCGCTGATCCCGGGGAGGGCACGGGCATGAGCGTGATCCTTGGAATGGACCCTGGAGCCAATACTGGCGTGGCCGTCTACGTGGACGGCCAGTTGGTGGAGCTGCTGACGATCCCGCCGCACCACATCGAGCGCACGCTGGCTGCGCGCATGCCGTCGCGCGTGGTCTTCGAGGACAGCCGGCTGCAGTCGCACACCTGGACGCGCGGCAAGACCGGCGCCGCCAGCGCCAAGATGGCGCGCAACGTGGGCCAGGTGGACGCGCGCTGTGCGGACATCACGGCGCACTGCGCAGACCTGGGCATCCCGGCCCACGGCATCAGCCCGGCAGGGAAGGGTGGCAAGCTGGATGCGCGGCGCTTCGCGGCCGTCACGGGCTGGACGGGACCAAGCAACGAGCACAGCCGCGACGCTGCCATGGTGGCCTGGCCCTACCGCCGAGCTGCGGACCTGCGAGGAGGCCGCCATGGCTGAAATTGCCCTGCACGCCCATTGGGACGGCCCTGAGCAGGCTCGGGCCAACTTCCTGCAGCGCGTGGCGCCCTGGTGCATGCAGCAGTGGGAGGCTGGCCGCCGGCTGGAGGTGTTCGTGCGCTTGCACGAGGACGCCAAGACCGACAGGCAGCGCGTTTTCTATCACGACTTCGTGCTGGCCGAGATTGCGCGCCAGGTGGTCATCGACTGCCGCCGGCACTCGAAGGCCACCTGGAAGGAGCACTTCCGCGCCGAGTACCTGGGCAGCCGCGCGGTGACGCACCATGACCCGATCAGCGGCGCCACGTCCACCACGCAGGAGCGCATCAGCACGGAGAGCCTGGGCGTGCGCGAGTACGGCGACCTGATCGACCGCGTGATGGCCCACGCCATCAGCGACTTGGACGTGGAGTTCCCGGCGACCTTCGAGCAGTGGGAACGGGAGCAGACCCACCCAGACACGGGCGAAGTGATTGGCGGGGTGTGCCCCTGATGCGCCGCACTGCCTTCAAGTCCGACGGGGCAGGGTTCCGCCGGCGGGCCGCTCCTGCGTCCCATGCCGCCCACGAGCTGGCGCGCGAGCAGCGCCTGGAGTCCCGTGCTGCCCGCGCCATGGCCGAGGCCCGGCCGCGCGCTGCCACTGTGGCGCTCATCGACCAGCACCAGGTCGTGCCCGCGCCGAAGACCGTGGCCCAGCGCAACCCGCGCCTGCGAGCCCTGGCCAAGGGTCAGCAGTGCCTGCTGCTGGTCCCCGGGATCTGCACGAACGACACCACCACCGTGGTCTGCTGCCACAGCAATCTGTCCATCCACGGGAAGGGCGAGCGCAGGAAGGCCGACGACCACTACAGCGCCTGGGGCTGTGCCGCGTGCCATTCCTGGCTGGACCAGGGGTCTGCGCCTGCTGAGCGCAAGGAAGCCGCATTCATGGCCGCGCATCTGCGCCAGGTCCTGGCATGGCGTGCGCTGGCCGGCGCCTCCAGCACCGATGCCCGTGACCGCGCCGCTGTGCTGTGGGCGCTGGGCCTTCTCAACGCCACGCCCATTCTGGATTTTTGAAAGAGGACCACCTTGGAAACCAAGGCCGCGAAGATGAACCGCGACGACACGCAAAAACAAGAAGGTGGCCCCACTTGAGCTGCATGGACTGGATGGCTGGCCAATTGGAAGGCCGGCAGGAGGAGGAGGGCACGCGGCACAACAACCCGCGCCCTCAAGGCATCATCCGCCCGGGGAGTGGCACCGACGTGCTGCTGCGGTTTCTACGCCAGGCCCCCGGGCGCTGGTTCTTCCATTCCGAGCTGGTCCTGGCCCTGGGTCGCAGCAAAGGGGAAATAGATTGGGCACTACTGTACCTGGTGCGCGAGGGGATGGTAGAGAGACGGCTTACGGACTTGCCGGCACGTAAGCCCGTATTACGGTATAGATACGAAAAGATGTAGCCTGAGTTTTCTTTGCGAATTTCGCAAAAGCATTGGGTTCCATGAGATCGAAGGATTGAAGAGATTTAACCTCTGGAATTTTTTTGATCTTTAATTGATTGGAATTGTGTAACGCCTAGATTGTAATTTTTCCTGATACCTGCGTTGTCCGACGGGATCATTTTCATCGTAGGAAACATCTGTATCAATATCATCGCCCACTCCTTCAAGCCCTTCGATCTCTAGGATTTTCTCATGCAAAGTTCTGTGTGCTGTAAGTGGTTGCGCAATTTTATTTAAATATTTATCAAGAATTCGATTGTTTGGTGAATCAAGCTCTGTGGTGAGTGCCTGTAAATAGGCATTCTTTTCTGATTGACCCCAGTCAATAAATAGACCGGCTCGTGCCATAAGTTCTGTGTGTACAACAACCATTGCACGGCCATTACCATCCAAAAAAGGATGGCCCCAGGCAAACAAACCCATAACTTCGCCAGGGCGCTTGGCAATGTATTCGGTATTGTTGCCCAGACTCAAACCATGACTAACGGCTCTTTCAGATTCTTCCGATGCAACGAAAGTGACTCGATCAGCTTTGGTGACGTATCGAGCTACTCCAAGAGTGTGGCGATCTTGACCAGCCCATGGATAGAAACCTTCAAATAGTATCTTGTGAACTTCGCGGAAGTCTTTGTAATTAATGTTCTCGCGAGTTTTTAGATAATTTCCAGCTTCAAGGATATTTGCTCTAAAAAATAAATGTTCTTGAAATTTTATTTCTTTGGCAGATTTTGATTTTAGAGTGTTTCTGAGATAGCCTGCAGTTTCGTAGTCACCAAACGGATCAAAAATATTGCTTTTCTTTGTCATGTTCTTTTAGGTAGTTGTGCATCAAATGGGCCATCTGTTCGCCATTAATCAGATGATTTTGCTTTAGAGTGGCAAGAAGTCTGCCAATGCTGTCAAGTTCAACAGTATCACCGGCTGCTCGACTTACTGCTTCAGTCCACTCATCAAGGCCTGTTTTTTTCGAACTTAGGTGGTGATATTTGGCTAATTCTTCAATGTATGTGGCTACATTACTCCGTGGTAGTTTTTCAGTGTCTTTGGGAAGATTGATAATTTTTTTTGCTACTGAATGGGTAATAATCTCCACTTGGCAAGAACCTATAGTGAAATGTCTCGTGATTCTACGACTGCTTGAGTAAAACGTTATCGTGTAGTTGGCATCTTTGCCTTCTGTAGAAACATCCTTGGGTTTAATTTTGAGTTTTGAGAGTACCTCGGCAATTACTTCTTGAGGTGTTCCGGCTGGAACCGGTGAACCATTTTCATCGCGAAAAGCCTTGGCGTAAAAATCCTTTCCAAGGCGGATTAGTACACCAATGGCCACGAGTTTTCGCAATGCTTCGGAGATATGAGCGGTTTCCCCCAGTTGTGCCAAGTCATCTCGGCAAATAACTACGCCCTTGCGCCGGTTCACGGAGCTCTTCACACGTTGAAGTAGCAACATTTAGTACCTCTCTAAACTAAGACTCGTAGTTTACAACATGGGGCTTTTCTTTTTGAAATCAATGGTTTAGGTGCAGCATGTCGCCTTTTTTTTGATTTTTTAGCTTATCTGACTTGGCCGCTGTGCTTGATGCTACAGCAGCGCTGGCGTGGTAGATGTCGTCCCAAGCCTGCCAGCTTCAACGGAATGAGCAAGGAACAGAAGCAAGCCCCCCAGTGGGAGCGCATCGAGCTGGACTACAGGGCCGGCATCAAGAGCCTGAGGCAGATCGCAGCAGAGCAGGGCATCAGCGAGGGGGCGATCCGCAAGCGAGCCAAGCGTGACGACTGGAGCCGGGACCTGTCGGAGCGCATCCAGGAGAAGGCGGAGCAGCTGGTACGCAAGGAGGCGGTACGCAGCGAGGTACGCGCGGAGCGTACTGCGTCCGAACGTGAGGTGGTGGACGCGAATGCGCAGGCTGTGGCAACGATCCGGCTGGCGCACAGGCGGGACATCCAGCGGGCACGCAAGATCACCAATGCGCTGCTGGACGAGCTGGAGCAGATGGCGGATGCGGACACGGTGGCCTACCTGCAGGAGCTGGGCGAGATGCTGCGCTCGCCCGACGACAACGGCATGGACAAGCTGAACGACCTCTACCAGAAGGTCATCAGCCTGCCGGAGCGCTCCAAGACCATGAAGGTGCTGGCCGAGAGCCTGCGCATCGTGGTGGACATGGAGCGCCAGGCCTTCGGCATGAACGACAAGGACGCGGGCAAGGGGCCGAACGGTGGCTGCAACGTGGGCCACTTCGAGCTGCACTTCGTGGATGCGCCAGCGCGGGAGCACGACCCACGCGATGGGGAGGCCGCATGAAGCTGCCACCGCCAAACACCCGCCCGTCCATCCTCGCTTTGTCCCTGGATGCTGCGCTGGCCGGCGAGGACCTGGAGCCGGACTTTGCCCAGGACTATGAGGTAGACCGCTCGCGCGTTCGGGTCGAGTTCCCCGCCAAGCTGCGCGGCCTGTGGCAGCCCAAGCGCTTCAAGGTCATGTACGGCGGGCGCGGCGGTGCCAAGTCCTGGTCTGTGGCCATGGCCCTGCTGGTGATGGGCAGCAACCGGCCGCTGCGTATCCTTTGCGCGCGCGAGATCCAGAAGTCCATGCGGGACTCGGTGCACCGCCTGCTGTCCGACCAGATCGCGGCGCTGGGCCTGGGCGGCTTCTACGAGGTGTTGGACACGGAGATCCGCGGCGCCAACGGCACGCTGATCCTATTCGCGGGCCTGCAGAGCCACACGGTGGACTCGATCAAATCCTATGAGGCCATCGACATCGTGTGGGTGGAAGAGGCCCAGAGCGTCAGCGCGCGCAGCTGGGAGGTGCTGGTGCCGACCATCCGCCGGCCTGGCTCGGAAATCTGGCTCACGCTGAACCCGGACCTGGCCACGGACGCCACCTATGCGCGGTTCATCGACGCGGCCGACAGCGACACCTGGCTGTGCGAGATCAACTGGCGGGACAACCCCTGGTTTCCGGAGGTGCTGGAGAAGGAGCGCCGCCGGCACTTCAAGCGCGACCCGGACACCTACTGGAACGTCTGGGAGGGCCGCCCGAAGCGCACGCTGGCCGGCGCGATCTATGCGAAGGAGGTGGAGCGCCTGTACAACGAAGAGCGCGTGTGCCTGGTGCCCTACAACCCCAAGCTGCCCGTGCACACGGTCTGGGACCTGGGCTGGGCCGACAACATGGCCATCGCCTTCGTGCAGCGCACGGCCATGGATTTCCGCGTCATCAACTTCATGCAGGACAACCAGAAGACGCTGGAATGGTACGTGGAGCAGATGGAGAAGCTGCCGTACCGCTGGGGCACGGACTTCCTGCCGCACGACGGTGCCCACGGTGACTTCAAGACCGGGCAGACGGCCCAGCAGATCCTGGAGGACATGGGCCGCGAGGTCGAGGTGCTGGAGCGCGCAGGCCTGGAGTCGGGCATCCGCCTGGCGCGCGGCATCTTCTCCTCGGCCTACATCGATGCCCAGCGCTGCGCCAAGCTGCTGGACTGCCTGAGCCGGTACAAGCGCCAGATCGACCCGCGCACGGGCGAGCCCGGGCCACCGTTGCACGACGACGCCAGCCACGGCGCGGACGTGTGGCGCTACATCAACATGGCCCTGCCGCTGATGGACAACGACACTGCGGGTGCTGTGCCTCTCAGGCGACGCGCGGGGGGGATGGCACGCTGATCCCGTACCAAGCCTGCCACTTTCGCGGGCATGCCTGCATGTATCGACCTGCGCAAAGCGCACCTTCACCGCCAGCATGGGGACTTGCTGGCCGTCTACACCTGGATCAACGGCGAGCGCGCGCTGGTCCTGATCCCGGCCTACCGCCCGAAATCACCCTGGTACGTGGTGATGGAGAGCGCCGCCTATCTCTACGATGACCCGGCCTACCTGGCCAAGGCCTGCGTCAAGGCCTGCGAGGTGCTGGGCATCGAGCCCAACCGGCCGAACTGGGT